AAGCGCATCCAGCAGGAGCTGGACATGAAGTTGCTGAACACCGAGGCCGGCGAGTTCTCCAAGTTTGACCTCTCTGATCTGCTGCGCGGCGACAGCGCGGCCCGTGCCAACTACTACGACACGCTGGTCAAGTGCGGCATTATGAGCATCAACGAAGCGCGTGCCGCTGAGGACATGAACGCTGTTGACGGTGGCGACCAACACACTGTCCAGGTGAATCAGATTGCGCTGGACCGCTTGGACGAGTACAGCAACAAGATTAGCAGCGATGCCGTATAACGACTATCCCGAAGCCATGACCAACAACGCCCGTCGTGGGCGTGAGTTGAACGAGGAAGTTGGCGGCCGCTGTGCAACTGACGTAGGCAAGGAGACCGCACGCATCCTCGCCAACCGTGAGACGCTGACCGACGAGCGCGTCAAGCGCATGTTCAGCTTCTTGAGCCGTGCAGAAACGTATTACCAACCCGACGACACCGAGGCGTGCGGTACCATTAGCTTCTTACTTTGGGGAGGCAAGGCCGCACTGAATTGGTCGCGCGCTAGAGTCAATGAAATGGACGAAGAAAGAAACACCGCAGAGCAGATGGAAAAGCGCACGCGCACGATGGAAGTGCGTGCTGCTGGGCCGATGGTCTTGGAAGGCTACGCTGCTGTATTTGAAGAAGAAACCGATCTGGGAGCATTCAGGGAAGTCATCGCCCGCGGCGCCTTCGACGACGTGCTCAATGACGACGTGCGTCTGCTCATCGACCACAACCCGCCGCCGCTCGCCCGCACAACCAACGGGACGCTGCAGCTGTCGGTCGACGAGAAAGGCCTGAAGTACCGCGCCGAGCTGGTGGACACGCAGGCCGCCCGCGATCTGTACGCCATGGTGAAGCGTGGCGACATCAATCAAAGCAGCTTTGCCTTCACCATCGAAGAACAAGAGTTTGACCAGGAGCGCGAACTGCGCACGGTGACCAAGGTGCGCCAGCTGTTCGACGTCAGCCCGGTGACCTATCCAGCCTACGAAGCGACCGAGGTTGTAGCTCGCAAGAAGAAAGAAACTCAACCCGAAGTAAAGGAGGTTCCCGCACCAAAGAAACCTGTTACCTTACGGGTCAAAGACATTCACATGAATTTCAAGAACAGCACCGATGCCCAGCAGCACATCCACTCGCTGGAGCAGAAACTGGAGTCCATCCAGTCCATCGCCAATGGCGAGGAGCGTGCTCTGACGGCTGAGGAGCTGGAAGAGACGCAAGACATTCACGCCAAGTTGGAAGCCGCCGAAGAGCAGCGCAACGCCTTGGCCAAGAACGAAGCGCGCATCAAGCGCATGGCCGCCACCGGCGCCGCCTCTACCAGCGAGCAGAAAGAGCTGAAGAAGGTTGGCGAAGAGTTCAACCTGTTGCGTGCCCTCAACGCTGCTGCACACGGTCGTGCCCTCGACGGTGCAGAGGCTGAGATGATGCAGGAGGCGCAGAAGGAAGCGTCAAGCATGGGCCTCGCCCTGCGTGGCAACGTGGCTCTGCCACAGAGCTACTTGCAGATGCGTAACGTCTACGGTAACGACAGCGGCCAAGCTGGTGTCGACGACGCCGTGAGCACGACCGGCACCGTTGCCGCTGCTGTGCGTGAGGCTTTGCGCCCGCAGTCTGTCATCCAGAACGTCGGCGCCACGCAGTTGACCGGCTTTGTTGGTGACATCAAGTTGCCGACCCTGCCGAACGACAGCGCATCCACGCCAGCTGAGGGAGCCGACGCCACGGCCTTCACCGCTGCCATGAACAGCGTGACCTTGACCCCGCAGCGCTACGCCGCAGAGATCACGGTCACCAAGGAGGCCCTCAACCAGGCCACCGGCAACATGCAGCAGGTCATTGCCCGCGACTTCGGTGTCGCCATCGGCAACCAGATTGACCGCGTTGCGTTCAAGAACATCATGGACGAGGGCGGCACGCTGACCGGCGGTACTCTCGCCCTCGGTGCTACGGCTGGTGACTCTCGCGCACAGAGCGAGGCAACCATCGTTCTCGCCACTGAGACTGGCACGAACGACATCCCGGTGGCATCTGCTGCCGACGTCGCTCGCCTTTGGGGTGACATCACCGGCAACGGTGTTGCAGGCGGTACGTTCGTCATGCACCCGACCACCGCTTCTGTCTTGTTCAACACGAACACGACCGGCGCAGGTGGTGCGCCAGTGATGGCCAACGGCCAGATCTACGGCCACAACGTTGTGACGGCTGGCACCTTCCCACGCCTCGACATCGACGCTGCCAAGGCTGACCAGTTCTTGAACGGCGGCACCGACGTCGCGTTCGGCGATGTGGCCCTCTGCGGCGCCATCCTTTACGGCGACTGGAGCAACGTCTTCTGGGCTACCTGGGGTGGCTTGAGCCTGACGGTGGACCCGTTCAGCGGTGTTTCTGCCGGCACGGTGAAGATCGTGGCCGACCAGTTCTTCGACGTCAAGCTGCGCACGCCAGAACACATGGGCTTCATGCTCGTGAACGACACCGGCGCGACCATCCTCGGTGCGTAAGTCGTAGCACACGAATAAGAAAAGGGAGGGCTTCGGCCCTCCTTTTTTTTTCGCGACATTGCAGGCATGGCCTACAGTATTGTTGAGACTACCTCACCCACCTACGCCGACGTCATTAGCACGGCCGACCTGAAGGCGTTTCTGCGCGTCACACACAGCGACGAAGACACGCTTATCGAAGCCATGCGCGCCGCTGCCATTCAGCACATCGAGAGCTTCTGCAACATTCGCCTGGGCGACCGCACGGCGGTGATGTACCTGGACGACTTCCCGCAGACCATGGAGATTCCCGTTGGACCGGTCAACAGCATCACGACCATCGAGTATGCCACAGGCGCAGCGACGAAGGACACGTTGAGCACGTCAAACTACTACGTGGACACCAACCGCGTGCCGGCGCGCATCACCTTCATCAACTTTCCAAGCATCTACCAGTACAGTCACCAGGGCGTAGAAATTACTTTCGACCTGGGCTACGCTGAGGCCGACGTACCAGAGGGCATCGTGCATGCCATTAAGCTGCTGGTGTCGCACATGTACGATATGCGCCAACCAGAGGTTGTGCGTCCTACAAAGAAGCTGGAATACGGTCTTGAAGCCCTGTTGAACCCTTACCGCGTTATCTCCTTTCGATGAGGTCAAGTGAGATGGACAGGCTGATCACGGTGCGCCGTATTACAGCCACGACGCAAGACGCCTATGGCCAACCCATAGACACCACCAGCGACAGCAATGTCTGGGCGCAAGTGGTCTATGCCGGTTCGCCTGGTGAATCCATGAAAGCACATCAAATATTCCCGCAACGTGATGTTACATTTATTCTACGCCATCCTGACCCTACTGACGCTGGCGGGGGTCGTGGTATTAGTCAAGACGAGGTAATCGTTTTCGAGTCTCGCGAATACGAGATTCTTGGATTCGAGGAGATTGGCCGCCGCGATGGGCTGCGCATCTTCTGCAAAGAGAAGGGGACCGATGGCAGATAAGGTCGAAGGACTTGACGAGCTGTTGAAGCAGGTTGGCCGCATCGCCGACTTTCCAAAAGACATGGCCAAGGAACTGCGCCAGGGCAACAAAGAGATTGGCCGCATGGCTGCCAAGCGCGTCAAGCCGCAGGTGCCGCGTGCGAAGAAAGTGTTCGAGGTGCGGCGGTCAGGTGCTCGCGGTGGTAAGAGTGGTCCCAACCTAGACATCCAGCCCGGCACCTTGCGGCGGTCCATTGGTGTGCGCAACAGCAGGGGCAGCCGTATTAATGTCTTCGTAGGCCCGCGTTCGGGTGGTGTCTCGCCACGCAATGACGGTTGGTTTGCTGGCATTGTAGAGAGCGGGCACGTAGGCGGTCGCAACCGCAGTGTGGGTAGCCCTGCCTTTCGCAAGATTGCGCCAGCCCTTGACCGCATGCGGCCAGCTATGGAGCGGCTCATGATCATGAAGTACCGCAGGGCCTTCGACAAATTCAAACTGTAATGGAAACAGGCAAAGCGATTTACAAGCTGTTGAAGGACAGCACCGACGTCGGCGACATCTGTGCCGACCGCATCTATCCAGAGCTGGCGCAGCAAGATGCCGACGCGCCGTTCATCGTGTACACGGTGGTCGACACTACGCCCAGCCCTACCAAAAACGCGACGTCAAAGCTGGACACCGCGCGCGTGGAGCTGTACTGCCTGAGCGACGACTACGAGCAGGCCATGGACTTAGGTATCGCGGTGCGTTCTGCCCTTGATCGTCAGAGCGGGACCATTGCAGGCGTCGAGGTGCAGAGCATTGACTTTGACACCAGCGACATTCAGTTCGACCCTGATCAACGCATCTACGTTCTGGAACACACCTACGACGTTAGGGTGCAGCGCACCGGCACGGCGCAGGTCGTGTCGCAGTTTCCTGGTAACACCTTCACCGTCGAGGAGGTGGACGGCGACCCGACAGGCGCGGTCAACAAGTTGGTGGTAAGCAATGGCAGCCTGAGCATCGATGGCAACACCGCCACAATTCAGACAGGCGGCAACGTCACGAGCGTCAACACGCAGACTGGCGACGTGGTGCTGGACACCGACGACATCGCAGAGGGTGCGACCAACGAATACTACACCGACGCCAAGGCTGACGCCCGTATCGCTGCGGCAGACATCACCGACTTGAACGACACGCCCGGTGCCCTGGGCACGTCGGGGCAGGTGCTGGCCGTCAACAGCGGCGGCACGGCGCTTGAGTTTGTAGACCAGGAGACTGTCGACACGCAGTATCATGGCCGGTACGATACGCAGGCCGAGACCTTGCGCAGCGGGGCCACGGGCGACGTGGAATTCTACTACACCGCACGACCTGACGGCGACGGCACAGCAGAGAGCGAGATTAGCGACGAGGGCGTAACCGATACTATCAACCGCACGCTGGCGTACAGCACCAAGCACCGCGCCGATCCCGACACGGTTGCCGACTGGACCGACTACACCACGCAGCCAGCCGATAACGCCAGCTTCGCCACGGCAAAGGCTGCGCTGCTTGCTGGACTGAATGAGACCGACGCCACGGCAGAGACGCGCGGCACGCTGCCTGTGTCGCTGAAGATGACGCGCACCACGACGGCGGCAGTGACAGACTTGCTGCTTGACACGTACAGCGGCGCCGCGGCAGCGTATTCTGTTCGCAAGCTGTCAAAGGACTACACCGGCAACTGCATGCGCATTAGGCGCGACAGCGACCAGGCCACGCAGGATATTGGGTTTGATGGTAACGGCGACCTAGACACGGCAGCAATCGCAACATTTTGCACTGGTGCCTTTGGTTATGTCACACGTTGGTATGACCAAAGCGGCAACGGCAATGACGCGACGCAGAACACGGCAGGCTCACAGCCTATCATTTACGACCGCGTTGCGGCGGCGGTGGTTACCGAGAACGGGAAGCCGGCTTTGGACTTTTTGGGATTGAACAATCCTTTTCGACTTACTTCTTCTTTTAGTTCAGCAAGTCAACCAAACACCGCTGTCGTTATCTCTACATTGGCTACAGATGTAGTAAATAATAATAAGGACCTAATTGGTTTGGATGGCAGTATTAACAACTCTATGTTGTTTAGTTTTCAGCAAAACAACTACACACCAGACGAGTGGCAGGCTTATGCCGGCACTCTTTATCAAACCAACACCGCAAGCGACGGCAACCAAAATATTCACTTTGGATTGTTTAACGGCGCAAGCAGTGCATACCACTTGAATGGAACGTCTATTGGTAGCGGTGACTTTGGCTCGGCCTCTGTTGCTGGCCTGTCTATTGGTTCAAATGCTGCCAACCAAGCGCATTGGGCTGGCACAATTCAAGAAGTTATTTTCTATCCCTCTGACCAATCCAGCAACCGCACCGGCATCGAGACCAATATTGACGACTACTTCAGCATTACTTAAATGGCTACTGTATACCTCCCCGTCACCGCGCGTTTGAACCTCACCAGCGAGCAACGCGCCAAGGGCATCAGCACCGAGTTGTACAACCTTGTGCTGCCAAAGGTGCTGCACGAGCCAGGGCGCGTCACCACGCAGCTGCTGTCGTGCATCCAGCACCCCGACACAGGACAGTGGGCGTGCGTCGGCGACACCACATTGGCCATCGCTGTGCACCCGCAGCGCGACCTGCATGCCCTGGTGGCTTTGTTCCCGCAGCTGACGCAAGAGGAGCGGGACAGCATGATCTACTACATCGCGACGAATGACGTGGTGTTCTTTCAATACCTCATCCCGCCCGACGCCGAGACTTTGACGCAAGAGGAAGCCGAAGCGGCGGGTTGGTTTGGTGACGTCATTGTTTAACTTGTAGGCATGGACTTGATCACGAATAACTGGGCAGAGCTGTTGCTTGCCCTCATTGCTTTCTTGAGCACTTACACGGCGCTCACCGAAACCGACAAGGACGACAAGGCCCTGGACATCGCAAAGAGAATCGTCTTGGCCATCTTGGCTGGCACGACTGGAAAGAAACAATAAATCAGCGCACAGATGGCAATCATCAACGGCACCGTCTACCTCCTCAAGATTGGGGCTGACGGCTCAGAGGTCGCAATCCCCGACCAGACAGAAGGCAGCATCTCCATCAACATGGAGACGCGCGACATTACCACAAAGGACAGCAGCGGTTACCGTGAGCTGTTGGAGGGCGTTCGCTCTGCCAGCATCTCGGTAAGCGGTCTTGTCGACGACGACGGTGCAGGCGGCGCAGGTGCCGACCTCTTTGCTGTCCTCGACGGGCGCAGCACCACGCACATCATTTTCGGTCTCGACGCAGCCAGCGACGACTACCACTACGAGTGCGACGCGTTCTGTACTTCCCTTGAGATCAGCGCAGGCACAGAGGACAACGTGACCTACAGCGCCACGTTCGAGGTTACCGGCGCAATCACTGAGGTCGTCGCCTAATGAAGCTAACCCTTAGCGGCAAGGAGTTCACCTTGCGTTGTGATATGCGTGCCCTGGCTAACGCCAAACGCGAAGCCGGCATCGACATCAGCAAGTTGAACGACGACGTTGTGG